CACCTGGACAGCCGACTGAATACCAGTCCACACAGCCTGCATGTACTCCCACAACACAGCCGCGCCAACCTGAATACCCTCCCACGCCTGCTGCAGGTAGGGCCACACGTACGTGACCACAAAGTCAGCAACAGCCTGCAAAGCCAGCTTCCACAACTCGATATACGCAATGATCGGAAGCAGAGCCACCCACACGGCCGTCTTAATGCCATCCCACACAGACTGAACCACAGGCAGCACATAGGTATTCAACCAGTCAACACACGCGCCGATAGCGTCCTGAATACCCTGCCACGCAGCCGAGAGGCCCGACACCACCGTCGAGTTAAACCAGTCAACAATGCCGCCAACCTGCTCCCACGTCGATGCCCACCACGAAGACATGGACTCCATAGCAGCAGACCACGCCGACCCAACCCAATCCACGAAAGAGTAGAACGCGTCCGTGATCGCAGCCCACGCCTGCCGGCCGGTCTCCGTCTGCGTGAAGAAATACGTCAGGCCAGCCACCAAAGCAGCCAACGCCACCGCGATCAGGCCAATCGGCCCCACACTCATGACAGCATTAAACGCCACCTGCGCGCCCTTCGCCACATTCGTGGCCTGAGCGAACTGGAGCAAACCGCCCGCAGCCTTCACAGCGTTAACAGCACTCAAGGTCGTACTCAACAGCTGGAACGTCCCCACAGCCGTCCCAACTACCACAATGAGAGGAGCAACAACATCCGTGTTGCGGGCCACCCAGTCGAACACATTCTTCAACGCATCCGCTGTCGCCTGAATAACAGACAAGGTACTGCCACCAAACGCGTTACCAATACTCTCACCAAGAGGAGCAAACGCACCACCCAGGTTGGAACCCGCATCCCACAGGGACTTGAACATGTCCCACACAGACAGGCCGACATCCCTCAGGTTAAACAGGAAATCAACCAGCCCAGAATCTTCCTGGAAGCCAAAGATCGGACCTGTGAAATCACCCTTGGCGAGAATATCCCACACACCCTGCAAGGAAGGCACAGCCGTGTCATTGATCCAACCAAACGCCTTAGACGCGCCATCCGACACTGAACCCATGAAATCCGTGAGCGCGGGCTTGATCTTGTCAACAATACCCATAGCGCCCGTCACCAGGGTGGCCTGCAGGTTACCCCACGCACCCTCAATGGTGGTGGTACTCGTTGCAGCCTCTTCAGCGACGTCCGTGAATCCCAAATCCAAGATCGCTTGGTTGAATTCCTCAGCCGTGATCTCACCCTTAGACAAGGCATCACGGAAGTCACCAACATATGCGCCGTTAGCCAGCAGAGCCTCCTGCAGCTTACCAGACGCACCAGGGATCGCATCCGCCAGCTGGTTCCAGTTCTCCGTCGTGAGCTTGCCTTGACCGGCCGTTTGGGTGAGTACCATGCCAACCGACTTGAAGGTCTCAGCATTGCCACCTGCCACAGCATTCAGATTACCCGCAGCCTCGGCAAGACGGTCATAGTCCTGCACGCTGTTCGCCGCCAACTGGGCTGTGATGGTTTGAATATCACTGAGCTCATAGACGGTGTCGTCTGCGTACTTCTTCGTACTTGCAGTCAGCTTACTGATCTCATCAGCCGACACGCCAGCAAACCCGAGCGTGCTTTTAAACTTGTCGGTAGCATCGGACGCGTTCAAAGCCTCCCTAGCCACGTCAGCGAAACCAGCCGCCGCCGCGATGCCACTGACTGCCCCGAGTGCGAGAGCGCCGGCCTTGGCAACACGCTTAAACGCAGCACCAAGGCCGGACTCGACCTTCTTCTCAGCAGGGCGGGTATCAGTACCTGCCAACTCCTTACGGATCGCTTCCTGAAGCCCCTTCATGGAGGGTGAAACCTGAATCCATGCAGTTCCTAGGCTAAAGCCGTTCTCAGCCATTATTGATACCCCTAATTATGTGCTTCAATCCAGCGTCGGGCTTTCTCTTCGCGCCTCTCCCGCTCAGCTTCCGCCTTCTCGAACCAACCAGGTTCGGGTGGGCTAGCAGGCTTGGGCACATCCTTCTTCTTGCCACCCAACGCGGTGATGATGATACCCTCGAGGCGGTTGCCTTGAGCGAACACAGCCGACACCTCATCAGTCCATGCGCTTGCCCCGCCAAGGCGCTTACGTAGAAGAGACCCAGCCGGCAGGTTGTTGATCAGAACCCCAACCCGACGCAGGCTCAGCCCACCTGTGAACACCTGCGTCAGGTCAAGGTTGTACGTCATTTGAAAGTCCGCCTCCAACACCTCCCAGTGTTCCCACAGGAGGCGCAGGAGGTCAATCAGTTTCCCTGACCGGAAGCCTGAAAAACCTCAGTCAGGAACTCAACGACGGTAGTCATACGCAGCTTCCCATTCTCATCACGCAGCATATCCAGGGCGGCCTTACGCTCACCCTCATCAGGGATAAGCAGGGCAAGCATCGGATTGGGGCGCCCCTGCTCCATCAGTGCCGTCATCGCATCATAGTCGTCAAGCAGATCAGCGGGGTTGAAATCCAGGGCAATGCCCCGGACCTCAACGTGGATGGGCCCCACCTCGCCACGATCATTCTTGGACTGGGCTTCACGGCGCGCGAGCTCAACAGCGGTGGGAGTCTTCTTCGTAGCCATTGTTCTGTTCTCCTATGCTCTGTTCTCCAAAGAGTTTTATTGCCCACCGTGTGCCGGGAGAACAGAAGCGCGACACACGGCGGGAGTCATAAGGTCAGCTGACCTTCAGGCCATCCTCGTTGCTGAGGAGCTCGTACTTATCCAGCACTTCGAGGTTGTACTCGTAGGCGGACAGCTCACCAACCTTGAAGGTGACGCCAGAGCGCTCACCAAGTTCGAGGCGCGGGAAAATATAACGGCGCTGCTTGCCGGTAGACACGTCGAACAGGTCAGCCACACCACACAGGGTCTCCACCTTACGGGAGGCAGACACCGTCATGCGGGTGATACTATCCGTGCCAGCCGTGGTGACCTTCTCGGCCGTGGTGACGCCAAGGTACTTCTTGAGCAGTTCCAGCTTGGTCTCAAGCAGAGTTGCCTTGAACGAGGTGGAGGAATCCGACATGTAGGTTCGGACGACCCCGTGGCCCTGGTGGCCTCGGATCTTGTCTACGCTGTCGGACATGTCCAGCGTCATGCCGTCGTCACTGGTCCAGCCGACGTCGATCATGCCCTCGGGCATGGGCGTAGTCAGGCCGGTAATGGTGGAAAGGTCGGTGCCGGCCGGGCCGAGATAGAGGGTATCCTTCTCGGAGCCTGCCATGAACGCGTTGTCAGCATTGGTCTTAGCCATTGGTAACTCCCAACTTTGCGGTAATCTGGTACGTCGCAGTGTAGCGGCGCATATCGGTATCAGGGTCGGGCATTTCCGCGGGTGCGGGAGAGCTGACGACCGCTATAGGGCCATCTGCCTCTGGGAGGCTATGGATGGCGTCACCTACGCGGCGAGCGAGCTCGCCTGCCCACCAGGAGGTGTGGGCGTAGGAGTCGATGGTGATCTGAGCCGTGTAGAGAATACGGTCAGACAGTCCGGGGCCTCCCGTCGCCAGTACTAGCACGTAAGGGCGGGGGTTTTCCTCGGTCGAGGGGCGGATGCCGCCCACTGTGGTGCCTTCGAGTTCGCCTTCGAAGTCTTGCTTGTTCAGGTAGTCAATCACGAACTTCTGCAGGTCAATGCTCTTCATCATCAGCCCCTTCCAACGGCGCGTTCCAGCAAGTGGTGCTTAGCTTGGCGCCTGCGTGCTACGTACGTCTCAGGGAGGACATAGGCGCGGGCACGGTCGGTGCCGACTCGCACCCCGGAGGTGAACCCATCACCCGCGCGGGCGGCAATCCCTGCTGCCTTGGTAGCGAGCATGTTCTGCACCTCCTGACTCTTCAGGAGATCCTTGACGCCATTCTTATGAATAACAAACTCAACTTTCACGGGGTGCCTCCTTCCATAGCCTCAAGTATACCCCCAAGGGGTATACGACAGGGGTGCCGACAGGCTGCCACACGTCACCTCGAAGACGAATCCTATCCCCAGGGAGGATATACAAGACCTCATCTAAAGGAGCATCCCAGTACACGGTCACAGCTTCCCTGGTCCCGTAGTCCTCACCTGTACCCTCTCGGTCGGAGGACTGGTTTGTGGCAACCAGGACGGGAGGTAGGTGGATCTCCTGCACGGCACCACTTTGGTAGGCGACCCCGAGTGGGTCACGCTTGGGTTCGCTGTGGTGCAGCAACACGGCAGGCTCTTTCCACGCGTCCATTGCGCTCATCGCTGCGCACCCCCGAACAAGGTGTCGGCCGAGCCAAAAAAGGATGCTGACACCCCATTGATATCATCGCGGTCCTGCTTGGTCAGGAACAGGTCACCCGAGGGGTTAGCCCACGACGTCGATAGGGAGAACGGCCCAGTCGTCTGAGTGAGCTGCGTAGCATCCCCTGCAACACCCGCAGGGCGCTGACGAATAGCTCGGCTCACCACACGGCACGTCACGGCTGCTAGTACCGTCTTCGGCGCATTCTTCCAACCAGGGCAGCGGTAGACGATGAGGTCGGTGGCGTCTTGTAGGAGAATCTTGACGCGCGCGTCTGCGATCATGGTACTGTCCTCGACGGGCAGGCGGGCGCGCAGATCGTCAAGTGTGGCGAAGGGAATTTCACTCACGGTTACGGCGCTTCCTACCAGTGGTTGCAGCGGGGATGATAAGCCCGAGTTCCTCATCACTGCCTGCCAGTGCGCGCACCTCAGCTTCCAGGGCCTTGTCTGACACCTCGGCCTGCCCACCTTGGAAATGCACACGATCGACTGGGGTGACCAGGAGCATCTCAGGATACTTCACTGATTGAATAATCAACATGTTCTCCTTACAAGAAGACCCGTGGCGGGGCCGATACTCTCAAGACCCCACCACGGGAGTGAGTCACGAAGCCTTCAGCTTCAGCTTGCCGTGGTGCTGCTCAGCACCATACTTCAGACCAATCTCACCATAGATCTGAACCTTGTCAGACGAGCCAGAGCGGCCCAGACTCTCAGCAAAGAAAGTACCCTTGCCCGGGATTTCCAGGAACACAGGCGAACATTCCTCCAGAGACACAACCAGGAGCGTATCGGCGGGCACATCATTGTCGAGCATGATGTTGCACGTACCAAAGTCCGTCTCAATCGCAGTGACGTTCACGCCACCAACCGTGCGAGAGGTCTCACGGTAGTTGTTATCCTTGATGAACGCCTTGGACAGGGCACGCTTGACCTTCGCGCCAACCAGGATCGTGCGGGTCTCACCCTCACGAATACCGCCGTTCTCCCAGACCTTCTGCATGGTGTCCAGCACCAGGTCCTCAGTCAGGTTAGCGGTCGTGGCCGTCACGACGTTCGTCGTAATAGCCTCCACAAGACCACGCGTCTTACGCGGGGCCGTGTTGGTCGTAGGGCTGGCATAGACGCCCTGAATGAACGCCTTGTTGACGTCGCGGGCAACCTGCTTGAGCGTCAGGTCGATCTGATGCTGGAGCTCATCCTCAGGCAGAGTCGTGGTGCCAATCGTCACCAGCTTCTCGCCGTCAGTGTTGCGCATACGGGTGGTAGCCTGACGAGTGTAGGACAGCTCCACCACTTCCTGATGGATCTCCAGGACGTTGGACACACGAGAGCGCGCACGCTCTTCACTGCCGGGAGCCGTAGCACCTTCAAGACGCTGACGGGTAATATCAGCATCGCGCAGGTCCTCGGTCTGCCACTCAATGAGGGTAGACCCTGCCGACTCACCACCGGTGAGACCACCGATAGCAGACAGGAACGGCGTGTCTTCCTTGGAGATCTGGAACAGTTCTCCCGCGTAGTTGGGCAGATTATAGGTCGTGCCCACTCCAGTTGCTCCGGACATTTATTCCTCCTAGTTCAGAACATGTTGGATGCAGCCGAGAGCTTCGCCAGCTTCAGGCTGGAGAGGGCTGCACGATCATTGTTTGCTTCAGCACGCGAGATCATCTCATCAATGCTGAGAATCTCCCCACCGGGATTCTTTGAACCTACTGTGGGGAGTGTGGGCGTGGTGGGAACCACGGCACCAGCTGCCGGACCAGTGAGTCCGGACAGAACATCAGAAAGCGACTCAAGGTCAGCGTCGTCGCGGATGAACGAGCCGAGAGCCTTAGGGATACCGGCCTTCTCCAGACGAATGGCGCGCTGCTCGGCGCGCTCCTTCGCTTCAAGGCGTTTCTTGGTTTCCTGGAGCTGGCTGGTGAGGGCTTCGACGCTGGCCTTGAGAGACTGGATGGTCACCTGAATGTCATCAGTCTTATCCTCAACAGGTGCCTGCGTCTCAACGGGTGCCTGCGTCTTATCCTCAA